GCATTATTAATACATGAACGGGGCGGTGATGGGCCGCACGGAATGGAAGGAACTGAGATGCGAGAGATTACAATTCTCCCGGATGAGCAATACGGGGGACACTGGATTGAAACTGAGACGCGGACTTATTATTTCTCACAGGGGACTACACTTGCACAAGTGTTTGACATGATGGAGGATGAAGACAATGTGGGAAATCATTAATGGCGAATACATTTGGATCGACAAGGAAATGGGATGGCAGGAGAATGAACGACGCAATTCTGTTGGCAATGATAAAGTTTGTTCTTGTGGTGACGTGCGGCGTCATGGTGATCGGCTTAGTGCGTGCGGGGTTGCTGTCGGTGTCGCTGGGGGTATGATTGCGGCTAAGGCCGTGCCTCGGGTTGGGAGTTGGTTGCTGTGGATTGCGGGTCTCGCTTTTATTGCAATGGTTATATTGTAACTGTCCCTAAAGGCTTTAGGGTTAGGCGATATGACAACAAGCTAAATTACCGAACACACAATGTTCTGCGGTATCCCACAAAATATAGAGATTCGTTCTTTTTCTGCATGATGCGTTCCACAGAAAAGGTTTGGGTGCGCATAACAGAGTCCGAGATTGTTGCAATGAACAACCGTTTAGGAAATCCTAAGCACATGCACTTTCCAGTAACAACACCAATTGAAAATATTGTGTGCGAAATGCTTACTAGGAGAGATGCGTTGGTGGTCATTGATGACAATTCCCAAAGCATTGAGCAGACACTATTTTAGATTCCCGGCTGGGCGGGTAATACCAGAACTGAATTGAATTGAAAGTAGCTATACGAAAGGAAAAGATCATGGCTATTGTTTACTCCTCTCTCTCTGACGACTTTGCCGGCAAGAAGGCTTTCTTCACTGCTCAGAATTCTGCTGTTTCTTTCAAGGAACTGCGCGGCAAGAAGATCGAGATTAGGGATATTGTCATCACTGAGTATGACGTGGTTGACACGGACACTGGTGAGGTTGAGACCCGTCGGGCTATCACGGTGATTGACAAGGATGGAAACGCTTACGGCACTTCGTCTCAGACGGTTGTTGCTCAGATTCAGCGGCTTGTGGATATTCTGGGTGACGTTAAGTCGTGGCCGGAGCCGGTGGCTGTTGAGATTGGGTCTGCTAAGTCTGGGCGTGGTCGTGAGTACACGACGGTGACGCTGGCCTGACGGACGTTGTAGGATACTAGTTGCCCCCTGTCCCCTTAGGGGGCAGGGGGTGATTGGTTTGGTTAAATCGCACTGGGGTAAGCATTATCGTTCGTTTAAGCGTGGCGCGAAGCATGTTCGGAATACTGCGTCCGAGATTAGGGATTTTGTTGGTGGGCTTGATTTTAGTCCTTTGCCGGATACGTTGTCTGAGGAACAGGGTAAGGTTAAGGTTAAGTCGGCTAAGGCGAGCGCGCGGGAGCAACGTCGTTCTGATTTGGATAGGGCGCGTGATTTGTTGCAGGTTGAGCGCGATCGGGCTGTGCGTAAGATGTATAAGATGGCCATTAGCGATGACGGCGCGGATATTCGTGGGACGAAGTACGATCCTTTAGGGAAATCGGCTGTTGGAAAGGTGACGTTGAAGAATGCTGCGAGAGAACTTGAGCGCCTTAGCGAGTTTAATAATTCTGATAGTGTTTGGTATTATAGTGACCGCAAAGGTAATCCCATTTCTGCTAAAGACGTTCGTCGTTATCGCGATGCTGTGCGACGCTATAATGAGGACATAGACGCATATGAGCGATCTGTAGCGGGAACTAAGTTGCCTTATATGGGAGATGTTACCGTAGGAGATTGGATTAGGGATTTCCGACCGTCGAAGTCCTATTTGCCCGGAGGTTCACATTATGCGCTTGAGAGAATGAATCCTAATAAGCGTACAGTGAATTTTGAGTCCGCAGAAGCAATGCGCGAGAAAACCAATGTTGTTTTGGACTCTCTCAGTAAGGCAGCTAAGCAAGAAAAGTTGACGGCAGCAAAACAACAGATTGCTGCAATGCTTGATGTTATTGGTGACCCCGAACTGTTTGATATTCTTACAGACATTCCCGATGACGTGTTGTGGTTAATGTGGACTGTAAACGGCGATTTCGCCAACCAACTTTCGCTTATGTACGAAGCGGCGAAAGAAGGATATTTTGATCGAAGGAGAGCCGGCTACGATCTTTGGTATGACGACGTGGAGGAAGCAGATTCTAGCATTAAATCTCTACTTAAAGAAATAAAGCAAGTTAAGATTAAACCGGAGGACGATTTCAGTGGCTCGCCAATCAACAAGCGTAAGTCCCGTAAGGGGCGGCGTTAGGCGTAGCCATAAAAAGGTTCCTTCGTTCTGTGCAGACTTTGAGACAACCACGGTTGAGGATGATTGCCGCGTATGGTCTTGGGGCATCATTCAGGTTGGAAAACTTCAGAATTATGTTGACGGTATTTCTATTGACGGTTTTATGTCTCACATTTCTGAACGTGCGGCACATATTTATTTTCACAATCTTGCTTTTGATGGCACATTCATTCTTGATTGGTTGTTGAAGCATGGATATAAATGGGTTAAGGAAAATCCCGGTGTTAAGGAATTTACTTCCCTAATTTCGCGCATGGGCAAGTACTATTCAATTACGGTTGTTTTCGAAACAGGATATAGGGTTGAATTCAGAGATTCATTCAAGAAATTGCCAATGTCGGTTAGTGCAATCGCTAAAGCATTTAATCTGCATGACCAGAAACTTGAGATTGATTATGAAAAGTATAGACCGATAGGCTACATTCCAACAGAACAAGAAAAGCGATATCAACGAAACGATGTAGCAATCGTTGCTCAAGCACTCGAAGTTCAGTTTGATGAGAAGATGACTAAACTAACGGCGGGTAGCGATTCGCTTGCAACATACAAGAAAATGACGGGAAAACTGTTTATTCGGAGATTCCCAATTCTTTCACCCGAGATTGATACTGAAATACGCAAGGCATATCGTGGTGGATTCACTTATGCAGACCCGCGCTATTCGAAGCGACTGAATGGAAAGGGGAGCGTGTATGACGTCAATTCGCTGTATCCATCGGTGATGCGAACAGCACTACTCCCCTACGGTGACCCCATCTACTCTGAGGGAGCGCCTAGAACTAATCGTCCACTATATATTGCTTCGATCACTTTTACAGCGAAACTAAAACCAAATCACATTCCTTGCATCCAAATTAAAAAGAATCTTTCTTTTAATCCAACACAATACCTAGAAGAAGTAAAAGAACCCACAACTGTTGTAGCAACAAATATTGATATTGAATTATGGAAAAAGCATTATGATTTAAAATTCTATTCGTGGAACGGGACATTCGAGTTTCGCGGTTCACATGGATTTTTCGATAAATACGTTGACCATTTTATGGAAATTAAAAAGAATAGTACTGGCGGGTTAAGACAAATTGCTAAACTACATTTAAACAGTTTATATGGAAAGTTTGCAACCAATCCCGATATTACTGGAAAACACCCTACTTTGAAAGATAATCGCGTATCGCTGGTAATGAATGAACCTGAAATGAGGGACCCTGTTTACACACCAATGGGCGTATTTATTACAGCGTACGCACGAAAGAAAACGATTAGCGCAGCGCAAGATAACTATGACACATTCGCATACGCCGATACGGATTCACTGCACCTAATTGGCCCCACCACTCCCCCGGATTCGCTGTGGGTCGATCCTGTGGAACTGGGGGCCTGGAAGCATGAGAGTTGTTTCACAAAGTCGGTTTACATTCGAGCAAAGCAATATGCGGAGGAAATTGATGGTAAACTTGACGTACACATCGCGGGAATGCCCCGCAACGTCGCCGCTACATTGACTTTAGACGATATGTTGCGTGGCGGCACATGGAATGGTAAACTGATTCCTGTAAGGGTCCCCGGGGGGACAGTCCTCCGGGACACAACATTCACATTGAAGATTGATTAAGGTTGGTAATTATGGCACGCCCTGTTTCTACTCACAGCACTGTTAAGTTCCGTCTCCCTAAGTCCGTTCAGGCGGACCTGACTGAGGCGCATTGGCTTCTGCGCAAGGATGAGTCGGAGATTGTCACTGAGGCCGTTATTGAGTATCTGGCGAAGAATGCTCCCAAGTCTGGTAAGTAATTTCTGACTAATTGCCGGGAAGCAACCTAATGAACTGGGCCCGGCTTAGTTGGGTAGCAGCCCTCAGGATTGCTTTCAGATGATTGGGTATTATGGTAGGCTAGGAACGCAAGTTCCTAGCCTACCGCTTTAGGAGGATATTATGGCATTATCTGATGCTGAAAAGAATGCGCTTAAGGGACTAAACCCCGACGGCTCCCCCATGAACGAGGAACAGCGAAAGGCCAATAAGGCCAAGGTTGACGCCAAGAACGCTGAGTCGATTAAGCAGGACAAGGCCGAGCACGGCGGTCGTTCAATTACTGTGCGCAGGACTGAGGGTGACCCTCAGCAGTCCATGGATGACGCCCAGACACGCAACAAGGCGGCCAAGGACCTCACGCCGCAGCAGCGTGAGGAATCCGGCATGACCGGCAATGATGTCTTTGACCCGGGCGATAGCGACGGGGACAAGAAGGCCGTCTCTCCTGACGACGGGAACATGCTTGAGGGAGCCCCGAAGGACCCGGCAGATGTTGACCATTTCAAGGACACCAAGGCGGCTTGGAAGCATCTCACGGATGTTTTCGGCGATAAGGTTTCCGCGTTGCAGGCTGAACTTGAGAACCGCCTTGGTGAGCAACTAACCCCCACAGATAGGGAGACAGGCAACCCGTTTGCTGGGGACGACGTTCCTGCATCTAAGGAAATGACCTTGGACGATGTGAAACAGGCGGCCGAGAACACTAAGGATGACGCCAAGGCAGTGCTCAAGGGCGTGGGTGACGTTGGTGGCGCGGCCCTTGATCTCGGGGGAGCGGCCGCTAAGGATGCCGGGAATGCTATAGTTGATGGTATGGGGATTGACAGGAAAGCCGCGGCGAGTACTGGAAAGACCCTTGCAGGATTGTCAGGATTGTTTTCTAGTAGCGATTCAGGGAACGATAAGGTTCCTGACTCTAATTGGAAGCCCAAGTCGATTAGCGAACTTTTTAAGGGGAATTGATTATGCCGCAGTTGCGTGACGACACTTCAAATATTGATATTCTTAATGCTATTCGTAGCGATGCACGATATGATTATCAGAACATGGTTCCTGAGGCCACTAAGGCGAATATTCAGGAGACTATTGCGGGAATCATGTCTGACAATATTACTCGCAACGAATTCATGTCATCGCTGGTTAACCGTATCGGCTCCACGATTGTTCGCGACATTTCGTGGAAAAACCCGCTTGCTGTTTTCAAGCAGGGCATGATGAATTTCGGTGACACTATCGAGGAAGTTCACCTTGATTTTATCAAGCCGACGATTTACGAGGAGCAGCGCGACTATCTCGAGCGCGACGTGTTTGGACAGGCTCCGCCGCCTTCTAAGTCTGCGTTCCATACGATTAACCGTAAGGAGAAGTTTAAGATCACGGTTAATCGTGATGTGCTTCGTCGGGCTTTTCTTTCGGATAATGGTCTTTCTGAGATGATTTCTCAGATTATGGCTGTGGCGGCTTCGTCTGACCAGTGGTCTGAGTTCCTTAGCATGACGAAGTTGTTTAAGACTTTCGATGACAAGTTCGGGTTCTATCGGATGCAGATTTCCGACATGAATACGTTTGAGCCGGACAAGAACAAGGTTGATGCGGCGCTCAAGGCGCTTAGGGTTGCTGCGAATAAGATGATGTATCCGACGCCCGCGTTTAACAGCGCCGCTGTACACTCGTTCGCACGCCCCGAGGACCTAGTGCTTATTGCTACGCCGGAGTTCAAGGCGAACGTCGACGTGACCTCCCTGTCCGCCGCGTTTAACCGGAGCGATGCTGAGGCGCCATCTCACATCATCACAGTGCCGGGTGAGGCTCTGGGGATGGTCGATACGTCGGCTATTCTGACCAGCAAGCAGTTCTTCGTGATTAAGGATATTCTCCTTGAGAACCGGAGTATTTCTAACCCCGAGGGCCTTTACGACAATTTCTGGCTGCATCACTGGTCGGTTATGAGTGCTTCGCCGTTCACACCGGCTATCGCGTTCGGTACTAAGCCGAACACGGTTGTGGTGACGCCTAAGCCTGAGACGAATGCTGAGATTAATGCGCTAATCGTGACTAGGCCAGATGGTACACAGTCGACGATTATGCCCCCGGCCGCGGTTCGCCAGGCCAGCATTCAGTGGAAGACGGCGCCCGCTAATAAGGGTTATGCTACTGACTGGTATCTCAAGAATGCCAAGTCTAAGGGAACGAAGATTTCCAACGACGGCGTTCTCACTATCGGACCGGATGAGCCTGAGGCGTTCCTTACTCTCGGCGTGAATGTTGATACTAAGGGGGCAGATGGCAATAAGCCCCTGAATAAGGAGATTAGCATTCAGGTTAAGAAGTAATATCTGAATCAATGTAGAACCGGGCGTCCAATGGGCGCCCGGTTCTGCTATGCTTGGACTTGAAGGAGGACGATATGTCAGAGATTTATGCAATGCCGCCTGAGACGCGCGCGGGCTTGTCGTTTGATTATTCTGTGTGGTCTGCGGGCAGTGTCATCACAATGGTTAATGTGCCTTTCGATAACACATATCGGGATATTGTTGACTGGAAATCGTATGGGCACACACCTTACGCTTATGTTAAGTCTTTTAACAACATGCACAAGGTTGAGATTAATCAGATGACCTACCTTGCGCAGGGCAAGCCGATTCGCATTCCTACACCTTTCACTAAGGCAAATCAATACAATTATGTGATGGTTGAGAACCCGGGGCGCCCCGTTAACAACATTGGTTTTGAAGGGTATACGCCTAGCGTGTTTTTCTACTTCATCACCAGTATTGACTACATTGCCCCTAATACCACGCAGTTGACACTTCAACTTGATGTTTGGACCACCTATTACCAGCGCATCAACTTTGGCCGCAGTTATCTAGAGCGTGGGCATATGGGTATTGCTGCAACCGATTCTTTCGACAACTATGGCAAGAACTGGTTGACCCAACCTGAGGGTCTGGATATGGGGTCTGAGCACCAGATTATTCGGACTTACCGCCGAATGCTTGCGGATGTTAATAACTATGATTACATTGTTATTATCGCTTCAACTACTAAATTAGACGAGATGCAGGGTTATGGCACGACGGATAATCCCCGTGTAGATATGGCCACATCCTCGAGAATTGAAGGATTGCCTAACGGCGTTGAGATTTATGCATGTACCGCAGCAGAATTCAAAAAGGGCATGACAGGATTGCGATACTTTCCCTGGGTTGCTCAAGGGATTGGATCAATCACAATTGCGCCAAAGGATATTGTTGACCTTAATGCCGGAGACAAAATCAAGGTGGGGAAAGATACAGGTCAAGGAACATGGACTTGGCTTGGCGATGATAGTGTGTATATTAACCGCAACTATTCGTTGACTGACGCCAGTTTTAGAAACGAATTTCTTTCACTACTTCCCAAGGAGTATCAGGAACTCAAGAAATTTGTTACCTCCCCATATTGTATTGTTGAGTTGACAACATATTCTGGTAACCCCGTCGAATTTCGCCCTGAGTCTATTCGCACCGCAGGTATCAACATTAACCAGTATGCTCACGTCGCTCCGCCTAACCCATCTTTGTTTTTCACCATTCGCGACTATAACACAATCACAGAATCTGTGATTGTTGAACGTCGTGCCGGTAAGGTGACTAACGAGTATGGTGAGGGCTGGGATATGTGCACGGGCTATACGTCATTGCCTACATTCTCGGCTGTTAATAATTCTTCGCTTAACGCACTTGCTTCGTCGGCACATACTGCCGCCGCACAAGTAAATAATGCGAAGTGGCAGCAACAGCGGGCGCAGCGTGCTGCGACGGCGGCGCGGGATGTGGCTAATGCTGGTATTGCCGCTACTCAGGCTGGGGCTGAGAATTCTATGTGGGGTAATTCTGCTATGGCCGATTCTCAGTCGCGTTATAATAATATGAGGGCTACTGTTCAGGCTACTCAGGGCGCTATGACTGCGCTTGGTGGCGTTATGGGACTGAATGGTTCTGCGGCTGGTGCTGGTATTGGTCAGGCGGCTACGGCTGGTGTTTCTGCGATGATTAATAATTCCCAGGCACAGTCGACAGCGAATATTCAGAATCAGTTGGCCAGCGGTGCTTCACAGATTTCCCAGCAACAGCAGAGAACCGTGCGTGATACTAACTACGAACTGGCACAGTTCGCCGCTAACGGGGACTATGAAGCCGCTATTGCTTCGATTAATGGCCAGCGTCAGGACATGCAGGTTATCCCCCCGTCGGTGGTTGGGCAGACGTCGGGCTATGTGTCCGCGATGGTCTCCAATGGCCTTGTGATTGATGCTAGAATTAGAAGTGTTTCACCGGCCGCTATGCGTAGCATTGGTGATTTCTGGCTTAGGTATGGGTATTTGATGAATACTTGGATTAAGTTCCCGAAGACCCTTAGCCTTATGACTGAGTTTACGTATTGGAAGATGGCTGAGTGTTATTTGGTTGACACGACTATTCCTGAGGGATTCAAGGCCAGTGTGCGTGGAATCTTTGAAAAGGGTGTTACAGTTTGGCGTTCTCCTCAGCGCATTGGTAACACAAATGTTCGCAACAATCGGATTGACAAGACTGTTAGGGTGAGTCTTAGTGAGTAAAAAGGATTATGTGCTTAACGGCATCTACAAGAAAATTATGGCATCCCCACCGTCTTCGTCCGAAGCACGACAGGCGCAACTTGAGCACATGTACCGACGTCAATTAATGGGCAAGTGCCTTTCTCGGTTTACTTGGGAGGGACTGCCTAATGGGATTGACCCTCGTTTTATTGAAGCAACTATTTTCAATAACGGGTACTCTGTGTTTTATTTCGACAGTTTCTTTGAGTTGTTTATGGCAATGCCCGCTACAATCTCGGGGCCGCTGGACATTCAGGATAACCCCACGGGGTATCGCGTCACCCGCAATGGTGTCTATTCTCGTGAGGTGAGCGCTTCGGATTCGGTGTGTATTTGGGGTAATCAAGTTCGGGAGCCGGAAATTGATGTAGTACTTTCGTATGCTGCACGGCTTGCTCAGATTGACAGGACAATTGAAATTGATCTGCTGAATGAGCGTAACCCGATGATCGTTGCTTGCTCGCAGGACCAGCGTCTCACTATCCAGAATCTTATCTCTAAGATTTACGATGGCGAACCCGTTGTGTGGGGTACCGAGAATATGAGTATGGATAATCTCGCCAACACAATTGGCGTGTTTCCGCTTAATCAGAATGCTGGTGCCGGTGCCGTTTCCTCTATTAAGCACATGGAATCCAAATCTAAGATTTGGGGCGAAGCACTCACAATGCTCGGGATTATGAATGTCAATTCTGAAAAGCGTGAGCGCATGGTGGTTGAGGAAGCGGCCGCCAATTCAGGTCAGGTGCTTGCATCTCGTGAGTCGTTCATGAAGCCTCGGGAACTTGCATGTGAACAGATTAATGAGAAATTCGGACTGAATGTCTCGTGCTACTGGGCGGTTGACGACAATGCTGCACCCAACCTTAATGACTATCTTGCTAATTCCAATTTGACAACCTATGGGGGTGACGATGGCGGTAACAACGATAATGCTTCGTGACGTTGTGCGGATTACTGATGACCATATTGGCCTTGATGATTATCCGATCTTCGACGAAGCATACAGGAAAACACTGAATGATCGGATTAAGAAGACCTATTGGCTTCAGGAGATTGCGCACGAGACAATTGATATTTTTATTTGGCGGTTAAGCCTTAAGATGGAACTGATTATGCCCCGGTATAATCGAATGTATCTGGCTGAACTGCAAAACACGGACCCGCTCGAAGGCAACCGTCATTACAGCGAGACCAGTCAGGACGGCAAGTCCCAGAACTCCGGGATCAACCACCAGACTGGCAGTGGCAGTGGCACCAACAAGTCCAAGGGGCGCACCGTGGGCTCGGACACTCCCCAGACACGGCTTGCGGGCGATGGGGACTATGCTACGAGTATCAGTGACGCGAGCACTGCGGGCGATACTACGTCGCGTAACGAGTCGGATAGCACGTCGTCTTCAAATAGCAACTACGTCAATAACCAGCACTCTAATTCGTGGGGCTACTCAGGCTCTAAGGCTAGGGCGATTGCTGATTATCGCGGAACACTGCTTAATGTTGATGATCTAGTTATTGCAGAACTCGGCGAACTATTCCTAGGGCTGTGGGATACTGACATGCCACACACCCCTGGGGGACTAATCAATGGATACAGTTACGGTCTAGGACTTGGAGGATATTATGGCTACTGGTGACGACATTATCGGGTCAATTGACCAGGCTTTGTGGCGTGTTAAGTCTCGGTCGGTGAACAACATTACTCCGTTTACCTATCGCGATGGGCTCACCTATATCGATGTTCTTGAACGAATTCGCAGTAGCGTCATCGATGTTATCGCGTTCACGAATTCGTTCGGGGAGGAGCAGGACAAGATTATCGCCAAACTGAATGAGACGGTCACCAATTTCATTACTGAGGTTGAGAAGACTCATTCAGGTTGGAACAAGGAACTAGATGCAAAGAAAACTGCGCTCGAGTCTCTGATTGAGGACTTCAAGCAGCGCCTTATTG